TGTGTATCCCCAAAGTAAACGGGTTATTGTCGCGCGTAAAGCCTTTTTGACTTGAATGTCAAGAGGAATCTTGCTATATTTTTCGCCATGTCGCACCCGCACATCATCACAACACAGGAATATCATTGCTTCATGGCCACTCTCGCCGATATCCAGGCCGGTCTCCTCGACCTGCAAACCAAGAACGCCGCCCTGGTCACCGCTTTTGGTGATGCCCGCGCGCAAATCACCGCGCTGACCAGCGAAATCGCCATTCTGCAAGGCCAAGTCGCGGCCGGCGGCGGTGCTGCAACGGCGTCCGATCTCGACGGCGTGTTGGCGCAAATCACCAGCATCACTGCGGCCGATGCCGCCGCAACAGCAACCGTGTAAGCGTCTCATGGCCTCGCCATCTCCCAAGATCGACGGTCTGCGGCAGATGCGCGAGGCCAAATTCGACAAAGCACAGAAAGCCAAGACCAAAGCAGTCGAAAAGCCAAAAGCCGAGAAAATCGCAGCAGCAAAGCAAGCTGTCGAGATCGTCAATAAGCAGGCTTCCGTTATTAAGCCCGTTATTAAATCCGTAGCCGGGAAATCCTCCGCCGAACGTCAGCAAAAATGGCGCGAGAAAAATCCCGATCTCAACCGAAAGCGCGCCCGCGACGGAATGCGCAAACAGAAAGCAAAAGAGTAAGACCTGATGCCCGCCCAAAAGGAAAAGCGGACAACTAAAGCCAGCGCCAAGAAGGGCGGCGCTTCCATCGCGCTTGCCGTCGTCCCGGAGAAAAAAAAGATCGGGCGGCCCAAAGGATCTGGCGATACTTATGATCCTGAGAAAGCAGAAATCATCCTGCGGCTAATCGCCGATGGCATGTCTCCCGATCTCGCGGCAAAAAGCGAGGGATTTCGCAGTCATTGGACACTGCATTCTTGGCGGGCGCATCACCCAGACTTTGACAAAGGCTACGCGCGCGCGCGCGAGCAATCTGCTGACGCTAGAGTGCAGGAAATCATTAGCATTTCTGACGACATCAAAACGGCGACTGATCCCGTCACGGTGCAAGCTGCTCGAGTCCGCATTGACACGCTGAAATGGATTGCCTCGAAAATGCAGCCGCGCACCTATGGCGACCGGCTCAATCTCGACGGCGAACTGAATGTGAACGTCACGCTTGCCGGCGCGCTTGACGCACTGAAGGCGGGCGGATGAGCCGCAACCTCATTCGAGAGGCGGCAAAATGGTTGCACCGTTGGCGGCGCGACCCTTTGCTGTTTGTGCAGGAGGCTTTCCCCTGGGGAAAGGCCGGTCCGCTGATGAATGAGGATGGTCCCGACGATTGGCAGATTGATATTCTGAGCGCGATCCGCGACGGCATTACGCCAGATGACGCTTTGCAGATTGCTATCACATCAGGCCATGGCATCGGCAAGTCTGCGCTGGTGTCATGGACGATCCTCTGGGCGATCTCGACGGAAACCGATACGCGCGGCGTCGTGACGGCAAACACGGAAAACCAGCTTCGCACCAAGACTTGGGCCGAGGTGGCGAAATGGTATCGGCTGTCTCCGCTGATCTCGGCGCTTTTCGATCTGACGGCAACCTCGATCTGTTCCAGCGATCCCGCGCACGCCAAGACCTGGCGCATTGACCAGATTCCGTGGAGCGAAAAAAAGCCAGAGGCATTTGCAGGTTTACATAATCTCGGCCGCAGGACGCTTGTCGTGTATGATGAGGCGTCCACCATCCCGAATGTGATCTGGGAAACCACCGAAGGCGCGATGACAGACCACAATACTGAGCGCCTGTGGCTCTGTTGTGGTAACCCGACGCGAAACACGGGCCGGTTCCGCGAGTGCTTCTCCGGCGGCAAGTTCCAGCATCGATGGCAAACGCGCAAGATCGACAGTCGCACGACGCGGCACACGAACAAAATCCAGCTCAAACAGTGGGTGGACGATTACGGCGAGGATAGCGATTTCGTCCGCGTCCGCGTCCGTGGCGAGTTCCCCCGCGCTGGCTCTATGCAGTTCATCAGTCGCGAACTGGTGGACATGGCGCAAGATCCCAGCCGCGATGTTGATGTCACGTTGATGGACCCGTTTGTCATCGGCGTGGATGTGGCGCGTTTTGGCGATGATCGCAGCGTGATCTGTTTCCGCCGGGGGCGTGACGCCAGGACAATCCCGTGGCTGGCATTTCGCGGCATGGACACGATGCAGCTCGCAGCCAAGATCGCCGAGCTTGCGGGCGAATTGAAGCCTGATGCCATCTTCGTTGATGGCGGCGGCGTCGGCGGCGGTGTTGTGGATCGTCTGCGGTTTCTGCGTCAGCCCATTGTTGAGGTCAGTTTTGGTGGCAAGGCCGACCGTTCATCTGTTGGCCAGGATGGCGCCATTGTCTACGCCAACAAGCGCGCGGAAATGTGGGGCACCATGCGCGAATGGTTGGCATCAGGCGTGCTGCCCGTCAATGATGGCGAGGTGGCTGCCGATCTCACCGGCGTTGAGTATGGCTACACCATGCTGAACGGCCTGGATGCCATCATCCTCGAAAAGAAAGAGGACATGAAGAAGCGCGGACTTTCGTCGCCGGACATGGGCGACGCTTTGGCGCTAACCTTTGCCTATCCCGTCGCGCCGACCGATCACAGCCAGCAAATGCGCGGCAAGCCTCGCCACCAGATCGATTATGACCCCTTTGCCAATCAATGGATGACGGCAAAACGATAAGGAGACTGACATGGGTGCAATGATGGGCGGGAGCGCCAAAGCTCCGCCGCCACCTCCGCCTCCGGCCAATGCGCCGACGATGGCGTCAACGGATGTGGCGTCGAACATCGCGGCGAGCCAAACGCGGATGCGCGCGGCGGCTGGGGCTGGATTTTCGAACACCGTGAAGAACACCGGCGGCGCGGCGGGAACCGCCGGCGCTCCGATCACCACCAAGCCCTTGCTGGGGAGCTGACATCATGGCCTCACCGTCGCGGGCCCTTGCCCTTTACGATCCCCCTGGCGTCCCGGCGGTTACCGATGCGGATGAATTCGCGCATTATGAGCTGGCCTCGCCGACGCTGTTGACGCAGGAGCCTTCCGCGCCATCTTTGCGGCCCCAGGTGCAGCAGGCATGGTGGCCCGATCTGCGCCAGCACGTCGAAACCCGCCTCGCCTCAATGCGCACTTGGCGTATGAGCTGGTGGGAACATTGGGGATTGCTGGCTGAGTACATCCTGCCGCGCCGCTATCACTGGCTGATTTCACCGAACACGTCGAGCGCCGGCCAGGCGATCAATCAGAGCATCGTTGATCCCACGGGCGTCCAGGCAATGCGCATCTGCGCTGCCGGCCTGATGTCAGGGCTCACTTCGCCGTCGCGGCCCTGGTTCAAGCTCAAGCCCGCGATTTCCGACAATGACCCCGACCGTGACAGCCAATTATGGCTCGATGAGGTCGAAAACCGTATGTATCGCATCATGGCGGGCTCCAATCTCTATGAGAGCCTGGCCCAGATGTATGAGGACATCACGGTGTTCGGCACCGGCCCGGTGATCATTTACGAAGACGCGGCTGATGTCATCCGCTGCTACAATCCGTGCGCCGGGGAATATTTCCTCGCCACCTCGCCCGCCTTCCGCGTGGAGTCATTCTACCGTCAGTTCAACCTGACCACGGCGCAGATTGTCGAGCAGTTCAAGCTGGAGAACTGCCCCGTCGAGGTTCAGGAGATGTGGCGGCAGAAGGGCAATTCTCTTGAAGCCGAGCGCGTCGTCGCTCACGCCATCGAGCCGAACTTCCCAATCGAATCACGCTCCGGCACCGGCGACATTCAGCCTCTTAAGGGCGATTTTACCTATCGCGAGGTGTTCTGGGTCTTTGGCTATCATGCGCCCGTGCCTCTGAGCATTCGCGGCTTCAAGGATTGCCCGTTCATCGCGCCGCGTTGGTCCACCACCTCCAATGACCCCTATGGCCGCTCTGTCGCCATGGACGTGCTGCCTGACATCATGCAGCTCCAGGTGATGACCAAGCGCAAGGCCGAGGCCGTCGAGAAGATCGTGCGTCCGCCGCTCAAGGCGTCTGTGTCGCTCAAAAACGAACCGTCATCGATCCTGCCGGGCCATATCACCTATGTGCAAGATCCCAAGGACGGCATCAGCCCGATCTACACCGTCAATCCTGACATCAGGCATTTGATGGAGGACATCCAGGACGTGCGCCAGCGCGTGCGATCCGGCTTCTTCAATGACTTGTTCCTGATGCTGGAACAGGCCGAGAAGAATAACATGACGGCATACGAGGTCGCCCAGCGCCAGCAGGAGAAAATGCAGGTGCTTGGCCCGGTCATTGAGCGCATGCAAAATGAAGCGCTGTCGCCCATCATCCAGCGCGTGTTTGCCGTCATGCAGCGCAAGGGGATGTTTCCGCCATTGCCGCAGAAAATGCGCGGCGTGCCCTTGCAAATCGAATACATCTCAATGCTGGCCCAGGCGCAGAAAGCGGCGGCGACAGCGGGGATTGAGCGGGTTATCGCCCTTGCAGGCAATATGGCGGCCGTCAAACCAGATGTACTCGACATGATCGATGAGGACGAGGTGATGCTGGAATTCGGCGATATGCTGAACGTGCCTCACCGGATATTCCGAAGCAAAGATCAGGTCGCGCAGATTCGCGCGGCACGGCAAAAACAACAGGCTGCACAGCAGCAATTAGCGATGGCGAGCCATGCGGCTCAGGTGTTGCCGCAAGCAGCGCAGACCATGAGTCAGACCCAGGTAGGCGGGGGCCAAAGCGCGCTGGATCTCATGCTCGGTCAAGGGGGCCAATGATGAAAGCTGATCTCACCAGCGTTGTCGGCAATGCCATCATCGAGGGGCTGACGATCTCAGACCCCGAGGCGATCTTCCATGAGCCGGACGCCTATCCCGGCAGGCTCTATGTCGAGGGTAAGTTCGCCATGGAGGGTGTGGCGTCCCGCGTTCTGAAGGCATTGGCTGATGCCATGACGGCAGAGGCAGGACGTTATGAGGGCGCGCCCGGCGGCGCGGATTTGATGGCAGGATACCGCGATATGGCGCGGATATTGAGGGGGCGATGATGTCAGACATGACGGAAATTGAATGCTTTGAGCAGTTCTCAGAGGGCGTGAAGCGGGCGGCGGCCGGCGCGCGGGCGATCTTTACCCATCGCCGCGACCAAAGCGGATGGATACAGATCGCGCATCTGCTGGAGCAGGTTCTCGACCAGTCGAGGCAGCTTGAGAATTCCCGCAAACATCCGCTGCTGATCCTGTCATGACGGCGCCGCGCGCCTCCGTGGCGATCTGCATTCCCTCCAACGATCAATGGCAGGCGGCGACATCGGTTGCCGTCATTGACATGATCCGTTTTTCGCTCGCCAATCGCGTTGATTGCGGCGTCATCAACTGGCGCGGCGCGACCGTGACGGCATCGCGCAACGGGCTGGTGAAGCTGGCGACGGACATCAAAGGCGTTGACGCCATCCTCTGGGTGGACAGCGATATGGTGATGCCACCGGATACGCTGTTGCGCCTGCTCGACCACGATAAGGATGTTGTGGGCTGTTTCTACAACAAGCGCACGCCTCCCCATGAGACGGTCGGCAAACTCCGCGATCCCAATGCTGACATCAGCAAGGGCGGGTTGTATGAGGCGGATTACCTGCCCGGCGGTCTGGCGCTGGTGAAATCGTCGGTGTATCGCAAGTTGGCGTGGCCCTGGTATTTTGAGTCCTATCGCTGGCCGGGCGATCCCGTCGAAAGTTT